GAGGACGCATTCCGTGAAGGTGGAGAAATTTGGAACCGTGTTACTAAGACTGGTGCTGACGTATTTAAATCAGCATGGGACGCAGAAGACGATGTAAACTCTAACGATGGTCGTGGCCGTGGTTACAACCGTGAAGTTGAAGACGAAAAAGCAGAGCAGATTCTTACATTTGCAGAACGTGTATTACGTCCTCAATTCGTTTACAAGTACATCGTACTTAACCGTGAAGATGTTAAAAACCAACGGAGCACAGGTGCTCTAGTAGCTTACGTACTTAGCGAACTACCTCGCCGTATTATCCGCGAAGTTGAACGTGCTATCGTTATCGGTGATGGTCGTGCTCCAAGTTCTGCATACAAGATCAACGAAAGTTCTGATGGTGGTATTTTCTCCATCAAGACTGACGCTACATCAGGTACAAACAACTTTGCTACCGTATATACCCCAGAATCAGACGAGAACCGCTATGCAACACTTATCCAAGCTATGGCATTAGTCCGTGCGCCCGGTGATCGTGTGCTTATTGCTAAGCGTGGTTTCTTAACTGAGCTACTTCTCCAAACTAACGCTAATGGTGGATTCCTATTCGCTCCGGGTACAAACCTTGGTCAACTATTAGGCTTTAGCGCTGTTATCGAACCAGATTGGATGGACTCAGATGCAACTTACGACGCATATGTAGTAGCTCTGTCTAACTACCGAACGGTTGGTGATACTTCAATCGAAGCATTTACTAACTTCCTACTCAAGACTAACCAGCAAGAATACCTACAGGAAATCTATGTTGGTGGTGGTCTTACAGTACGTGAATCAGCTGTAGCTATTGCAGTTGCAACATCTTAATTAGAAACGAAAGGAGCGAACTATGAATCAATCTGAATTAGAAGCATTACTAGGGCGCTCCTTAACGCCTAATGAGGTAGCAAACTTAACCTTATACTTAGATATAGCTACAGAGAATCTTGAAACTATACTTTGTATATCGTTAAGCACTACTGATGTTACGGAAGCACGCGTATTTATTCCACGAGAGGGTTATAGAACTGTATACACTGATCCATTTACGGATGTTTCAATTGTCACAGTTAACGGAAACGAAGTAACTTACTACCCAGCTTTTTGGGATAAGCGAACAAGTGACTACTATAACTCAATCGTATTAGATAAAAAGACCTGCAAAGATGTCACTATTACAGCTACATGGGGTTTTCCTGAGCTTCCTAGTGATCTAAAGCAGCTCCTAGCGCGTTCTTTCTCTCTAGCATCACAGTCTTATAAGAATATCTCTGTTAAGACAAAACGTGTAGAGGACTTTAGTATTACCTATGAAGATTTAACAGATGATGAGGCATTCGGTCTAAAGAATGCTAAAACGATACATAAATATTCACAGTGCGATATTATCAACGTAGTAAACGGTAAAGTATGCTCAAGAGGTTGTTATTGTGGATGATGTCTTTGATGTCTTCACTCTAACACCCTATACGTTCTTACAAGTAGGCCGAGGCGGTGTTTATGGAAACATAATCTTAAATACCGCTCAAGCTGATGGTGTTTTCAAACTCAGAAACGAAACAGTTCAAGTCAACAATCAAGAAAGCCGACAATCTTCTGCTACTTTACACGTTATGCCAACTGAAAGCTTTATCTCAGATATTGCCGTAGGGCAAGGTATACGATGTATGGGACAGGATTACGAGATTATCGGTCAGACTGGCGGCATGAACTACGACACAGGAGAGATGGAACACTATAGGCTAACATTGCAAGTAAGTGATTACTCGGAGTTTGAAAGTGGCAGTTAAATCTAATATCGGAAAATGGGCATCAGATCAGCAATTTTTAGTTGATCGTGTTGAACAGAACATGGCTGGTGTAATACTTAGCCGTGCAATAGTTCTAGCACCAGAAGATACAGGCATGCTGCATACAAGTGGCCGAATAATCAAAAATAAAGGAAGAAGTGTAGTATTTGGATATGGTGATGTGCCTTACGCTCGCATCCAAGAACTAGGCGGAATCACCGGACGAAACTATGCAACTAAAATCATAGCGAAACATTACTTGCAAAAAGCAGGTGAAAGTGTAGCTAAAGAACCAATTAACAAATATATCGAATTGAGCCGCTAGATATGGTAACTTTAAGCTTCTTAAAACTACTAGAGAATAACGGCTTTGGCACTATAGATACAGATTTGTTTTTTCAAAAGCTTACTCTCGATAAAAAAGGTTTATATATCTCAGATATAGGCGATCAAATAATCAGAGGACAGCGAAGAACACAAAGCTTTGAACTATATGCTCGCGGTGTAAATGATGTGTCAGGTTACAAACAGCTAACAGATGTAATAAACTTCATGAAGAATAGTTACTCAGATGTTTGCGAACTACCATCAGTGCCACTTCTTTCTACTGGATACTCAAATGTTACTATATTAGCAACAGGAGGTATCACAAATGTAGGGTTAGATGCTAATAACCGCATCATTTATTCAATACAAGGCCAAATAATTTTTTAGAAAGGAATTACCATGCCCCCAGTACCAACAAGCTCAAGCCCTATGGGTGGACGATTAAGCATCGACATTAACGGTGTAACAATCCCTAGCTTTATGTTAGGCTCAATCTCACCAAACGTAGCTCCACTGCTCCGCACTAGTGAACGTCTTTCAGGAACTACTACTACACCAACTAGTCAATTAGATAACCCATCTTATGATGTTGTATTCTTCCCTAACCAGTGGTCAGATGTAGGCTTCTTCATGCCTGATAACCTCGACGGTGATGCATTCGTAGTAGGTGGCGTATCTTGTACCATCCCCGGTGCAGTGCCAGTTGTTTTCCACTATGAGTGTGAAGATGACGAACTACGTGATGTAAGCTTTGACGCTCGTGTTTCATTCGAAGATAACAGTGAACGAAATGCTACTGACGATCTATCCGTAACTATTCACCTGTACCCTGTCGGTGAAATTGTATACGGCGCAACTTCTAGCTAGTACCGTCTTACTCATTAAGCGCCTCTATATGGGGCGTTTTTTGATTCCAGTAAGTTTAAAATAATAAGTAGACAATAAGTCGTTTGCCCCAAGGGGTTTAGTAATTCAAAGGAGAATTATAATGTCCGAAATGCGGATTTCACTCAATAACATAAGGAATACTAAGAGTTTATACATCGAAGAGATTGGCTCTTTCACGGTTCGTAAGCTCGGAGCTGGTGAGGAACTTGATCTTTCAGATAAATTACAGCGATTAAGCGAGATTCTTAAAGAATTAAACGCTATAGATTTTACTAAGTTCGACACCACTCGAGAAGATGGAATAAAAGAATTGAATAAGATAAGCAAAAAAGCCGACACTCTCACAAAAGAGCTTAACGAAATCCAACGCTTTGAGCTTATGACTTACAAGAAATGTTTCTCAGACGATAACAATGGTAAGAATGTTGACGAATTATTAGACTCATTATCCATACAAGATAGGGTTAACCTGTTTAAAACCCTGTTTGACGCACCACAAGCAGCTATACCGGCCGATGAGCCGCAAGTTGAAGCTGAACCCATTAAAGAAATTAAAACGTCTGAAAATAAAGTAGTAGAGTCCTAATGCCTAAGACAATATTAGATTTAATGAGCCCAGAGGATAGAGATAAGGCTATTGAACGCGCCAACAAGCGTTTCGCTGCAACTCAGTCTAAAAAAGGCATTTCTATATCCCCTAGTGTCTATGCGGTAGCAGAATTTGGATATTACTATGGATGGGATGCAGTGCTTGCAGTACGTAGGGGTTATACGGTTGAGCCAATTACTAAAATTAAAGAAGTATTCTCACTAGAAGAAATGAACGTCTTATTAGAGGGCGCACGCAAGGTGTGGTATTCAAAGCTAGTCGAAACTGGCGGTATTAACACAGCCACAAAATCATTCAGCGGCGCCTCAACCTCTTATAAAGAGGCTATTAAGCCATACACAGATAAGGCAGATTTAGGCTAAGATGGCAACAACCACTGTAGGATCAATACAATATGATGTAAGACTAAATCTAAGTCAGCTTAGAAAAGACACCTCTTCAGCAGAGAAGATTGTTAATGATTCCTACAGGAAAATATCTAAAGCACAAGTATCGGGGTCTGGCGCTGGTTCAGGTGCTAAAACACAGGCTGAAGCCATTACCCGTAACACACAAGCACAAGTAGATGCTACTAAAAAGGCAGCACAAGAGTCTTACAACGCCATTGCGACTTACTCACCACAGATACAACGACAATTCCTAGCGGTAGAGAGAGCAAACAACCAAGTATATAACGCATCTGTACGATCAGCTAGCGCTATACAGAAATATGGTACTGACTCAGTACAAGCTACTAGAGCAACAAATTCTCTTAATGTCGCTGTACAGAACCAGGCTTTAGCACAAGGTAGGTTAGATAACTCTCTCAATAGCACTAGTAGAGGTCTTAATTTATCCAGAACAGGCATGGTGGCTCTTACAAGTGCAGCAGTTGGCCTTGCAGCTGTAGTCGGTAGTCAGTTAAATGCTGCAATATCACGGTCTGATACACTAGCTAACTTCCCTCTTGTGATGGCGAACTTGAAGATCAGTACTGACGAATCACGTGAGTCTATACAGATACTTAGTGAGCGACTAAGAGGGCTGCCGACATCACTAGACACTGCCGCACAAGCTGTACAGCGCCTTACATCTGTAAACAACGATGTTGGTGCTTCTAGTGCTTTATTCTTAGGACTTAATAACGCAGTTATAGCAGGTGGAGCAAGCGCACAGCTTCAGCAAACCGCAATTGAGCAGCTTTCGCAGGCATACGCTAAAGGCCGCCCTGACTTAGTAGAATGGAGAGCTTTAGTTGCTGCTTTACCAGCTCAGCTTAACCAAGTAGCACAAGCAATGGGACAAGCTTCTGCAGACCAATTAGGTGAAGCTCTTCGTACTGGAGCTGTAAGTATTGATGACTTCTTACTTACAATCGCAAGACTTAACACACAGGGCGAGAACGGTTTTCTATCCTTTGAGCAGCAAGCTCGTAACGCTACTGGGGGCATACAGACATCTATCCAGAATGCCCAAACAGCTATTGCTAGGAGTATCGAGTCAATCATACAGGCTATTGGCCGAGAAAACATTGTAAATGTAATTAGCGGAATTGGTAGAGCTTTTGAGATCGTTGCTAAAATAGTTATTGGAGTAGCAAGGGCAATTATCACTGTAATACGTCCAATCTTCAATGCTATACGCTCTGGTGTAGAAGCTGTCATAAATGCCCTCTCACCTTTAAGAGCAATTATAAGTGGTATTGCTACACTCGGAAGAGCAATCGGTGTAATAGGAGATGAAGCAAAAGACTCTACAGATAGCTCAGATGCTTTAGCTGAATCACTAGCTGGTTATGCGCCTCCTATTCGTGCCGCTACTGATGAAGCCGGTAAACTTGCAAGCCAACTCGCAGATATTGACGAACAAATTAGTAAAGCTAATGAGGATTACCGCTATAACCTAGCTCAGTTAGTCGCAGGCAAGAATGAAAACATTGCTAAATTACAAGAAACACTTACTAATGAAAAGCGAGCTTACGACAATGCTTACGCTGAACGTCTAGCAGGATTCCAAAAAAGCCAAGATGACGAAGAAAAAACTTTTACAGATAAAACTAAAGCACTCCAAAACCAAATAGACTTCCTCACAAAGTACAATAACGCCGCTAACCGTGCTCAACTTTCAGAGACACAATTTGCACTAGCACAAGAAAATGCTGAATACCAAAAATCTACTGCGTTAAGACAAAACGAATTTGATAAACAAACACAATCTGCTGCTGATGAGTACGAAGCACGCCGAGCCGAAAACCAGAAGAAACTTGGCGAAGAACTTGCCTTACTACAAAAGCACCGTGAAGATGTACTATCAATTAGGAATGTAATCTTACGTGATGAGATTGAAAACTTACAGCGCAGCCGTGATGAACAGATAAAATCCCTTAATGAACAGCGTGCTCAACTTACACAAAGTTACGCACAGTCAGGTGCAGAATCAGCCGCAGCTTTTGGTTCATCTTATAAAGCAGAGCTTATCAAAGCCACTAAACTTACTAAAAAAGAGGCTGAATCAGTATATGGAGGCGGTTATACAGCAGAAGTCCAAGAGTATAGAGGTTCAGACGGTAAGATACAACGTGTTATTGTACCTACTAATGCCTTTGCTACTGGTGGATTTACAGGGCGTGGCGGAGTAAATGAAGAAGCTGGTATAGTTCACCGCGGTGAATATGTGCTGCCTCAGAATATGGTCAACCAATCTACAGGTCAACCAGACCTCAATAAACTTGGTGGCGGCGGTACAACGGTTAATGTAAGCTTGAATATGTCTGGTATTATGGCATCAGGAAAAGCAGAGATGCGTAAGATAGCTAGCGAGTTTGGCAAGTTAATAAACGAAACTGTTGAATCAAGGACAGGAACGAAAGCGATACCGGGATTATAAGATGGAATACGAAATTAAACTAACCGATGGAACAGGAACACAGACACTAGCCCCTTTAAACGTACCATTAACTGTTAACCCTATAGAAATTGC